TCTTCCTATAGTAATAAAAATAGAGCTGTTCTAGTATTCCCAGTAATCCAACAATATTTTCATAACTTTTTAGAAATATTTCCAAAAATATTAAATTTAAGAAATCAAAAAAATTTTACTGTAGTTTTAGTATATCCTGGTAGTAAAAATGAAGAAGGAATATTTAATTCTTTAATTTATGGAAGTCCTAAAGCAGAGCAAAACGCATCTCACATAAAAGATTTCCTTGATTTTGTCGGAGTAGAATATTTGTGTCTTAGCCCAGAAGAATTAATTAATTCTAGATTCTCTAGCGTATTTTTATATTATGATGATAGTAACTATTTAATTAACGACCCTTCATATTTTTATAATAACTCTTCATACAAGATATCTCATTTCCTACAGGTTCCAAAAATTCATATACTGAGGAAGAACGTAAACCTGATAAGATCGCTTTTTACCCAAGGGGATTTGATCAGCGGAAAGAAGCTTTTTGTTTCAAGGAAAAAGACAGTGGACAGGCCATATAAGTATGTAGATGAAATGGAAAACCTGATGAAAGACCTTGGATACTCAATCACATACTTTGAAGATATGAGGTGGATAGATCAAATTGAAGCTGTTATGTCATCAGAAAGCCTGGTTTGCCAGTATGGATCAGCTCTAGTAAATTGTATGCTTATGGACAAAATGTCGTCGGTTAAAGCAATAAAGTATGTAGAGGGTTACGACGTATTTGTCTATGCAGATATATGAAACAGCTTGGAAATAAGATATGAGGAGTGCTTTATAGACAGCGAAGTGGCTCCAAGCATAGAGCTACTGGGTAGAATGGTATAATTGGTATATGAAGATATTAGATGCTGTATTTAATCAGCCTGCCCAGACTTTCTCAAATCCATGCGGTTTCAACGCCCTTGCTATCAAGCAGGGTACTGGGCAGCTTGAGTATACTACCCCATTAACAGCGGTTTCAAATAGCTCAATAAGGCTTACTCAAACAAGTTCGATATCAGTAAAGAATCTAGGAGTAGGGAAATACAGCTATGAGAAAGAAAACTTTTTCATATCCTTTTATGCTTTCTTCTCAGATGCATACTCAACAGAGCAAAAGTTTCTCTATGACCTAACTCATGATATTGGCTTTTCAGTAAAAGACGGAAATATAATATTTTCAATCAAAGACTCTGCTGACGTCATTAAAAAGATTTACTATAAGCTTCCTTCTATGGGTGAAGCTTATAGCATTATAGGATCTTATTCTGAAAATAGAATGTCTCTATATATCAATGGAGAAAATAAAGCGAGCTACGACCTCGGATCCTCATTTAAGTTTGCTGCGGAGATAGATGTAGATTTAGTATCCACACTAACCTCTGGCTATATTATTTTGGATAAGATTGAGGTCTTTAAGGGTAAGGTTTCATCTAGATATATATCGGAAATCTTAGAGCATAGAGTTTTAGCTAATAATATAAATAGAAACATTGTAATGGATAACCCAATTTATTTTGAGGCGGCTAGAGACTCAAAGCCAATATCTCATGCCATGATCTATGGAGTAAATAAAGATGTATCTACAGCAGAGCTTTCCAATGTATATATAACTGACTCTAGAGAAATAAAGTTGATTGAAGGTCAGACTTCTGGGTATTTAAAAGATTACTACTTCTTCCCTCCAGTTGCTGACCCAGACCATAATCAAATTGAGTGGCTATTTAATAATTCTGGGACATCCTTTGAGTACAGCTTTGACGATGTTACGTATTATCCAGCAACAAATAATTCTAATATACCTGGATTTTCTGGTGGCTATTTTTATTATAAGGTCACATTAGCATCTTCAGACACAACAATTAACGATCCAGTATTTTCTGGAATATCTTTTATCTGCTACGAATCTAAAACAATAGGTTCAGATAATTCAATAGGACAAATAACAACAGACTATAATTTTTTGGTTGGAAAAAGAAACTCATCCGTACTCTACTATGCCTCTAATAAAGGCATAATACCGCTTTCTGGGGGCTTTAGATATAACTCTGGGGATGTAAGGTCAGTAGAGTTTATGTACCGTCCTATGGGCCTAGGACAGACCTCTTTGGTAGATTGTGGAGACGCTAGGGTTTCTTGGAGTGCTGCTGGAAATGTGACAAAAAGTAATATCTCCTCATTCTACGTAAATGGTACAAATCAGACATCTACTACAATATCGGATGTATTTGACATCGGTATTTGGTATCACGTATTAATAACATTTTCTTCGAACAAGCAAGCAGATCTATTCTTTAACCAAACACAGACTGGCACTATGCTTGGAAGTAACAGTAACTATTCTAATATTGCTATTTATGACTACGATGCTTCAGGATTGGCATCTAAGCATTTCAATAATATAGTTAGCAACCCATATATTGCTTCTTCTTCAGATTCCATAAGTATAGGCTCAGATTCCTATAACGGCTTTAACGTTGACGTATTAGTACACTCAACACAGTAATTTGTCCACTATGGCGGACAAATTCCGCCTGATACTACAGAAAATGGTAAAATGTAACTATGAACAATAAAAGAGTTAAAGAAGTCCAAGAGACTAAGTACGGCGTCTATGTCTGGGAAATGCCAGATGGCAAGTGGGTTGGAGATGACGAAGGTCACTACATGCTTGTGCCAGCAACTCAAGGTGATAAGGACAGCATAAAGGCTATAACCGATGCTGCTAAGTCATATGGGATCGAGGAAGGCGGACCAGTATTTTTAGCTGGAAGAAGAAAGGTTACTGATGAGGAGTATTCTCTTCAGGAGACAAGATTAAAGTTAGGACTTACACCAGACCCATATGATATTGGAGAAGGTTTAGATTTGCAAAGGAAGTTAATCCATGGCCGCTGAGTTTGTAGAAGATAACGATATTCAAGAAATCGATATCAAGTTGGGTACTGATTTTTCAGAGAGTAAAGAATCATACTCTGACCCTTTCATGAGACCTCTAGAGAAAACAAAAAAACTAGATGGGCTAAGTACAGCATTCAAGAAAAGAATTGCAAGAACAGACTTCTCAAAGTTTTTGCGTGGTGACGGAGTAGCATCAACAGCAATTGTTGAACCATTCATGATCACAGGGTATAGCATCCTTGATGTAGTTCAGCCACCATACAACATAGACTACCTTGCAAAGATTTATGAAATTTCTGCACCACACTATGCTGCGGTAAATGCAAAGGTTGCAAACATTGTTGGTCTAGGCTATGACTTTGTTGAAAGCGAAGCAACAAAAGAAAGACTTGCTGATATTGATGACGAGAAGAAGTTAGAGTTTGCAAGACGCAAGCTTGAAAGAATGAAGATTGCAATAAATGAATGGATCGAAGCTACAAACGAAGAAGAAACATTTGTTGAAACTCTTTCTCGTGTGTGGAAAGACTATGAAACAACTGGTAATGGATACCTAGAAATTGGCAGAAAGAATACTGGAGAGATTGGCTATATTGGTCATGTTCCAGCAGCATCAATGCGTGTTCGCAGATTGAGAGACGGCTTTGTACAAATCATTGGAAATCAGTCTGTCTACTTTAGAAATTATGGAGATACAACATCTCCAAATCCAGTAACAGCAGATGCTCGTCCAAATGAAATTATTCACTTCAAGAACTACACTCCAACAAACGGATACTATGGCGTTCCAGATATTATTGCTTCTAAGAGCGCTATGACTGGAAACGAGTTTGCAGCTAGATATAACCTAGACTACTTTGAAAACAAGGCGGTTCCAAGATATATCATTACCGTAAAGGGCGCAAAGCTTTCTAACGATGCAGAAAGAAAGTTGCTTGAGTTCTTCCAGACTGGTCTAAAGGGAAAGAATCATAGATCACTCTATATTCCACTTCCAGCAGACAACCCAGACTCAAAGGTAGAGTTTAAGATGGATGCGGTTGAGAATGGAATTCAGGACTCATCTTTCAACACCTATAGAAATGCTAACAGAGATGAAATATTGATTTCTCACAGAGTTCCAATTAACAAGGTTGGAACGCCACAAGGCGTCTCCTTGGCAAATGCTCGTGATGCAGATAAGACATTTAAAGAGCAGGTATGTCGTCCAGCCCAAAGAAACATTGAGAAGAGACTAAGCAAGATAATTTCAGAAAAAACAGACATTTTTATTCTTAAGTTTAACGAGCTTACCCTTACAGACGAAGATACTCAGTCCAAGATTGATGAGCGCTACTTGCGTATGAAAGTCGTGGTTCCTAATGAAATTCGTGCTAGAATGGGACTACAAGGAATACCTGGTGGAGACCAGCCAGTTGAACTTAACGCTAAGGCGGCTGCAGAGCAAACAACTCAAGCAACTGGCAATAGAAGTAGAGATCAGCAACGGCAGTCTAATCAGCCAGACATTTCTGGAGAAGGAAGAAACGCCCAAGGTGATGGGCGTCAAAACCAGTAAACAGATACTTGCATTTTAATCTACTAAGAGATATTATTTAAACACGATGGAAATTTCTAAAGCAAATTGGTCAACAAGCGGGAATAGCGTAAAGCTTAATATCCCCTTTTCAAAAGTCGATGCAAAAAAGAGAACTGTCTCTGGTTTTGCAACATTAGATAACGTAGATTCTCACGGAGATATTGTCCTTGCAGATGCAAGCGTAAATGCATTTAAGAGATTTCGTGGAAATCTTAGAGAGATGCACCAACCATTAGCAGTTGGCAAAGTAGTCGGATTTGAGCCTAAGAGCTTCTATAATCCAGATGAAGGAAAAGTTTATCAGGGTGTTTATGTCACATCATACATTTCAAAGGGTGCTCCAGATACTTGGGAAAAAGTATTGGATGGCACTCTATCTGGTTTTTCTATTGGTGGTTCAATTAATGACTCTGAGGTCGAAGTTACGAAGTCGGCGGATGGAGAAGAAACACCAGTAAGAGTAATTAAGGATTACGATCTGGTAGAGCTTTCTTTGGTCGATAATCCAGCTAATCAATTAGCAAATGTTTTTTCAATTGAAAAAGTAAATGGAAAAACAGTAATTAAGGGA